CAATACCGCGAGATTCAATGAGAGATTTGGTAATAGCAGCCTCAGTATCAAAATAGAGACAATACCCATCGGGATTGGAATCAAGAAAATTCTTAACAACGGCGAGGCTGAAGAAAGTCTTTCCAGTAGAAGACTCTCCAGCAATAGCAGTAATCTTATTCCCAGATACACCACCAAATACGCTACCTGAAACCAGTGCGTTAAAAATGTACGAACCTGTGTCAACGTAAGTTTCAGTCTCATCAATTTCTGAGGCGAGTTGGGTGTATTCTCCACCAATCTCCTTTACAATGTCCTTCAAAAAATCCATTCAGTTCCACCTCAAGGTTTTCAAATATTCTAACACATTTTGGCGCACATCCATCAGTTCATGATAACACTTTTGATTGTGGGCACACTGACGGAGTTCTGCATCGGGTTTATATACAGACTCAATAAAGAGATCAAGGCCTCTATTCCATTTGTCTTGTTTGGATTCACCATCATCGATTGTGTATCTGTCGTTCATAGGAAGAATGATTCTAGATTTACAGTTTTTTCCACACCCCATCCTATCACATCCAGGATGATTTTCAAGGGATCAAGGAAAGATTTCTCAAACTGAAGGTCATAGTCAACATACTTTTCAAGTCCCAGTTCTCTGGGAAAATCCTGAATGAAAGACATGACGTTCTCATGAATAGGATTAGGACTGCGGAGATAACAGAACTTGATCTTCTCTCCGTTCTTAATCAAAGAGTATTTACCCTCCAAACCAAGACGTTTCACATGATGATTGAAGAGTAGAGCACCACGACAATGGATAGGAGTTCCTTTCTCATAGATGCTGCGATTACTCTTGTACTTAGTAACTTCACTCACAGAACGAGGGAATGAGATATCTTCAGGGGGAAGACTCTTGAATTCTTTTCGGAAGTTCTCAATGAAGTCAATCGCCTCATCTTCAGTACCTTTCATCACCACCTTGAGTGCATCCTTAATGGCCTGACGACAAGGTGCAGGAGTCGAAGACTTTACAGCCTCGATACCCATGATCTTCAGTTTAGGTTCTGCATATCGAACACCTTCAGAGTCATGTACGTTGAGAATGTATCGCTTCTTCGCAGTCCAGATACCACGGTCAGCAATGTTCTCACGTTTCATGAACATCTTCTGATCATACGCCTGTACATAATCCGCAAGATCCTGGTACGATTTATCAATGAACGGTTCCAACTTGTCTTGACAGATCTTATCAAGTAAGTCAACAATCGCTGTTTTATCGTCAGACTTATTACTAAGAAATTTAGTAACAAGAGGTCCAAGATTAAGATAGATTGAGTCAGTGTCAGATGCAATGACATAATCCACATCTTCGGTTGACAAGAGTTTATTTAGGTATCCGTTCATACGATTCTCAATCCATCGAATCGACACCTGACCACTCAGTGTAATAGCCTCTGCATTAGCCAGTTTGTAATATCGGAAGTATTGATTACCAATAGCACCATAAGCAGAGTTAAGAGAAATCTTCTTCGCCATTTGAATGTTGTTACATCTGGCGATCTCCTTTTGTAAAGCAATAGATGGCGCCTTCTCATTGTCCTTCTTGGCTTGAATCATCTTCTTCTTGAAGATGACACGTTCGTCATAATACTTTTGCATCAACTCAGGGAGGAATCCCTGTTCATCTTTGCGATACATTGCACCGTTGGCACAAACCGCATTGTTCTTGTACAACTCAAAGGTGAGATCTTCGTTCAGGATTTTATCAACAGTTGCAGTGGGGTGTCTCTCCTCAAGGAGGGTCTCTGGCGAGATATTGTACTGCATAATAAGGTGAGGGTAGAGACTATTAAGGTCAAAAGACACAACCCAATCATACTTTCCAGGAATCGGTTCCTTGACGTATGCTCCTGCGTATTTTTCATCTTTCTCGGACCTTTCCTTAGGAGGGATGACAATATTTTTCTTCCTAAGATAGTTATAGATGATGCAATCCCAAAGACGAACTTGGAAGAAGATATCTTGATAGTTCACCTTAGCATCATAAGCCATCGTAAGAGCAAGTTCAATCAGTTTCAACTTGTCCTCAAAACGGTCAACCAGTTCCACGTCAACGATGTTGTACTCAACAAACTTCTGCCACCCATGAGTGTAGAAATCTTTGAAGGTATCGAACTCACTGTGATCTAATTTCTGTTGACCCAGTTCCTGTTGTGCAATGTAGTCCAGACGGAACGATTCTTGGTTAGGAGTACCAGGAGACCACCGATACAGACGCATATAGTCAAGGATGGCCACACCACCGATATCCACACAGAAGTTCTTACGACCCATCACGAATACTTCCTGTTGCGTCACCAGTCCCCAGGGGGATAGACGCTTCATCAGTTTGTCCCCTAGGACCCTCGCCAAGCGTCCTGCAAGGTACGGAAGGTCAAAGAACTCACAGTTCCACCCAGTCACCACATCAGGGGTGTTGTCGATCCACCAGTGAATGAATCCATTCAACATGGCCTTCTCATCAGGGAACTGACGATAGTCAACGTTCTCCTGTTTGTTGTTGAACGGTCCAACTCCCCAAGTGATGATCTGTTTCGTATTGAAGTCCTGAATGGTGATCAGGAGCATCTCCTCTGCAGCAGACTCCACATCTGGGAATCCGTACTCGGCCTTGGTCTCAATGTCAATCGTGATCAGATTGATCTTTGACATATCAAATTCAATATGATCTTCCTGATAATTATCAGCGATATATTGATAGATGAAACGTTCAAATCCATAGATGTTGAATCCATCAACCCCATCATATTTCTTGATGAAGTCGCGAGTCTCACGAATAGTACCAGGTTGTACAGGATTTACATACTCTCCCTCAAGAGTTTTGAAATCACTCTTACCCTTTGCAGGCACAAAAAGAGTCGGGTTGAAAGACTCTCGGTTCATGAAACGTCTACCGTTTTCATATCCCCGAACGAGAATTTGGTCCCCGACCATCTGAACGTTTGTATAAAATCGCATCAATCAATAAGAGTCATGTAATGTGCCAGCAACTGAGGGGCTGGTTCAACGAACGTGAGGATGTCCGATGATCTTACCATTATATCAGACTGTTCCGTAAAGTCCAACCAGGGTTGGATCCGTTCTTCAGGTGTCATATCTGGGGCCTCATGACGACCCAAGATCCTGACTGGTTTGACTAGTTTGCAATCGGGGTCACCGATCTCAGACATCACTTCAATAACTTCAGCAATGACCACCAGGTCATTCTGAAAGAGCAGACATTGTACGTTCATGTTCTTCCAATTTTTCTTCGTAGGACAATTTCAGTTGAGGCAGAGGTTCACAAATTGTGACCACCCAATCAGCAGGAATCTGATACTTAGTATCTTCAGAAAAGAGTTGCCATTTCCTAAAGTTAATACTCACAGCAGTAGGATCTACCTGTTCGGTGAATGTCCTAACTTCAGAAAAGGAAACCAGTCTGGGTTCATAAAGTTCATATCCAACAACCTGACCCTCCACGCGGATTGGTTCAAGGCCGCAGATTACATCTTCGGTAGATTTCAGAGATACAATTTTGGTAACCATAGTTTTTCAAAAATTATAAAAGGGGTTACCCGTAAAGGCAACCCCCATTTGCATGGCACGCAGGCAAAGTTATTTAGAGATAATCTTTACGTTGATGGTGATCAGGAACAACCTTACCAAGAGTTACTGATAGTAACCCATCCTCAAATTCAACTGATCTAACTTCCGTTTCATCTGATAAACTCCATGCTCGGGAGAAAGATCGTTGAGCCACTCCTCGATGGAGGTATTCTGGGGAATGTTCGTCACTTTCTTTCTTGCCTTCAACATAGAGCCTTCCATGCTCTGTGTAGACTTTGACATCTGCTTTTTTAAATCCTGCTAGTGCTAGTTCAAGTCGATATTCGACGTTGCTTACCTGAACTAAGTTGTAAGGAGGATAATTAGTTGATGTCCCGTTTAGCTCCGAGAGACGATCGAAGTAATCATCCAGTCCAATACTGTGTTTATTTATACGATCAACGAGTGCAGGCAGGTCTGCAG